ATTGGACTTGTCTCGGTCAGCAAGCGTTTTGAGGACGTTTGCCGCAAACGGCCGCCTCGGTGATGCCCATGTTGGTGGCTTTGCCCGGATCGAGGGCGTGATTAACGTACCCCCCTTCGTGCTTGATGACGACACTGAATGCGTTGTCGAAGTTCATACTTTGCTTTCCGCAAACACGTTGACGAAGACCGTACCGTCTTCGAGTGCCTCAATCTCGTGCCATTCTCCCGCCAGCAAGTTCAACGGCGCTGAGTTTTTGTCGATGATGCGCTCGCCTTTTTCTTTGCGAACAACGCATCGGCCTGCGTGGCACATTGTGAGATGTGAGTACAGATGCTCATGACGCGGCAATCCCTCCCCCTTGTTGGCGCAATAGGTGTTGATCACCGCACCGTCGTAGGTTACAGAATGCCGTGGCGTCAGAAGCACCATCAGAAGTTCTCCGCGCCCGTTTGCGTAGGCTGCGCTTCAGGGCTTGGCGGAGCGGGGGGCTCAGGCGGCGCAACATAGGGCGCGATGGGGCCGTACTCGCCCGCGAGTCCCTTGGCCCAAAGTTCTTTGATGTGTGCGTACCGATCTGTCGCGTTTACACCGCACGGCATGACTTCATCAAACTCGGTCAGCTTGACGTTGCATTTGAAGTTGGTTTGATCCGCATCTGTCCAGACCAGATCAGTTGCATATTGAACATTGAACATGATGCACCTCAAGAAACGCGGACGTAGAGGGCAGCGGCCCAAAAAAAATCCGTACCTGCACAGCAAGCGGTTAGAGTGGCATACGTTACCCCCGTGCTCATTTTTCTCCAAGTACCAGAAAGTGACGTTCCGCCGCCATCGTAGGAAGAATTGTTGTTACGCACGCGATTTGCGCCATATGAAGAAAAGCCTGCTCCGCCTCCAATAAGCCCGTAGTTTGGCCCCCATCCGTATCTTAAATCACTACCCGCAACGGTCGATCCAACTGCCACATTGGTATTGGTTGCAATGATCAGCACCGCGTAGCTGCCGATGTCACCCAGCCCGGTCATGGACACCGCGCCGGTCAAGCCGTTGACGCTGGTGACAGGCGCTGAGGCAGGCGCTTGGCTCACCCAAGTAGACCCGTTGGAAGTCAGCACGTTGCCCGAGGTGCTGGGGGCCACCGCTTGAACGCCCGATGTCCCATTTCCCAGCAGGACGTTGTTGGCGGTAAGAGACGCTTGACCGGTGCCGCCGTTGGCGACAGGCAGCGTGCCAGTGACGTTGGAGCCCAGGTTGCAGAACGTCGTTGACGATGTGCCGGTGCCGCCGTTCGTCACCGCTAGGGTGCCCGTCACGCCGGTGGACAAGGGAAGCCCAGAGACGTTGGTCAGCGTTCCAGACGAGGGCGTCCCAAGTGCTCCGCCATTGACGACGAAAGCACCGGCCGTACCAGTGTTGACGCCCAAAGCGCTGACGACGCCCGTACCAGTAGTGATGGTTGATGGCGCTACACCGGCCCCGCCCCCAACTACCAAGGCGTTGGCTGACAGCGCGGCAGAAGACGCCCAAGTCGAGCCGCTGCTGAAGTACGGAATGCCACCAGATGTACCGGCCACCGTCAGCGCCAAAGTGCCGCTACCGGTAATGGGGGCGCCACTGACGGAAATCAAACCACCGGTGAACGTCTGGTCAACAGAGGTCACGGTTCCGCCAGAACCCGTGGACGCAATCGTGATCGTCCCGTTGCCGTTGGTGATCGTGACACCGCTGCCCTGCGTCAGGGTCGCCTTGGACAAGCCCCCGGTGGCCGTGTTGCCGATCAGCAGTTGACCGTCGGTGTACGAGGTCTGCCCGGTGCCGCCATTCGCAACCGGCAACGTACCCGTCACGCCCGTGGTCAGCGGCAGACCTGTGGCGTTGGTCAGCGTCACGGCAGAAGGCGTGCCTAGCGCAGGCGTCACCAGCGTCGGCGAAGTAGCCAAGACAATGCCACCCGAGCCCGTGACATTCTGTCCCAGCGCCGTGGCTACGCCCGTGCCGAACGCGGTGATCCCTGTACCACCAGAAGCCACCGGCAGCGTACCCGTGACCCCAGTAGACAGCGGCAGGCCCGTGGCGTTGGTCAATACGCCACTGGATGGAGTGCCAAGCGCACCTCCATTGACGACAGGAGCCCCTGCGGTGCCGACGTTGATGGCCAATGCAGACGCGACCCCAGTGCCAAGCCCCGATACGCCCGTGGAAATGGGCAAGCCCGCGGCGTTCGTCAACGTGCCACTTGATGGCGTACCAAGAGCACCCCCGTTCACAACTGGAGCGCCGGCAGAACCGACATTGACAGCCAGCGCCGAGGCGACTCCGGTGCCAAGACCAGACACGCCTGTGCTGATCGGCAACCCAGTTGCGTTGGTCAGCGTCACGGCAGACGGAGTGCCAAGGTTTGGCGTCGTCAACGTCGGCGAGGTGGCCAGAACGTTGTTGCCGGTGCCGGTGTTCGTCACCGACACGACGTTCTTGCTGCCGTCCAGCGCCAGGGCAGTGGAAGCCGTCAGGGCCGACAGCGTCGACGTTCCCCCTACAGTCAGGTTGCCCGTGGCTCCGATGCCTCCCGTGATCGTCAAGCCCGATGCCTGCAGCAGCGCCCGCTGCGTTCCAAGGATGGTGACGCCCCACTGTCCAGACGCCGGACGGTAAACGCCAGTCGTAAGCTCGCTGGCAAAGTTCAGCGAAGGCGACGAGACGGTCCCGTCGTCCAACGACAAGACAGACGCTCCTGCGGCGATCGTAGAGGCGTTGTAGAGGCTCTGAGAGTCGCAGATGAGGATAACCTGCTGCCCGGCAGGAATAGTCGCCCCAGCGCTGCCCGCAACACCCGTGGTCAAGGAGACCGTATAGCCGGCCCCAGTGCCATCCGTCTGGTTGGTGACGTAGTAGACGGCGATGGTCTGAGGCACCGTCACCGTGACGTTGCCCGTCAGCGTGCCCGTGAACTTCTGGATCGGGTTAGAAGCCTCCGAGGCCGTCAGCACGTACGAGCCGGAGGTGACCGCCTTGGTGTTCTGGCTGAAGTTGAAGTCGGTGTTCTTGCCCACCCCAACGGTGAAGAACGCCGAGCCCGAGCAGCAGATGATGGCCGAATCCGCCGGCTGAAGCGCCAAGGACACCGCCGAGTTGATCTGATCACCACCAGACGGCGCGATGGTCAGCGTGCCAGTGCCGCCGTTTCGAACCAAGATGAACCAGTTGTCGCCCAAGGTGCCTGACGAAGTCAGCGTCAGGGTGCCGGCCCCGGCGGTCCAGACAAACGTCTTCGCCCGATCAGCCGCCACAGCGGTGTAGTTGGACGAGAAGCTCTGCACCGGGTAGGCAGTGTTCAGCGTCGACCCAATCGTGGTCAGGCCGTACCCGTCTAGGCTCGCCGCGTCGGCCGTCGAAGTTCCCACGCCGAAGGCGATGATGCCCCAGGTTCCAGCCTCATCAGGGTTGGTGGTGATGTAGATGTACTTCGCCTCGCCAGCCGCGACGACGATGATGACATTGCCGTCGTAGTCGGCCACGGTGAACGTGTTGGCGCCCACGTTGCGGATCAGCGCATCCTGCCCGACGGACGCTTGGTTGGCCGGCGGCATGCGCAGCACCAGCCCACCCGAGGTGGCCGTGACGTTCATGATCCGCGCCGCATAGTTCGCGGTCGCGTTGCCGTTGACCGGCCACTCCAGGGTCGTGTTGGCCGACAGCGTGATGCTGCGGTAGGAGACGTCAGTCGGAACGATGACGTTGCCGGTGAACGGGCTGTTGAAGCTCATGCATCCCTCGCAATGGTTTGGCGGTCACCGATGCGGGCGACGTCCTCGACCTTCAGCACCTGCATGACCTGATCGTATTGGGCCTTCCACATGGGGATGCGCTCGTCGTTCTTCAGGAACGGCATCGCCTGCAGCAGAGACCCGTACAGAAGCGCCTGGGGCGCGTACTGAGTGAACCAGTTCGTCTGGTTCGACTCGTCCAGAGGCTGCGACCGCTCGTAGTACAGCACCTCGTAGTTGTACGCTGCAGCCGGAGTCGGCGCCACCAGCCAGTGCGTGTAGTCGTAGTCGCAGTAGTACAGCGGCGTGTCCGTCAAAGCGGGATCGGGCCAATACTCCCGCAGGTACTCGTACTTCCGAAGCAGCACCGGCCTGCGCTCTCCGGCCACCGTGACGTTGATGGAGACCGTCTTCCGCCACCGGGCCGGCTTGTCGATCGTCGCCTGCCCCTGGACCATCGTGCTCGTGGCCACCGTCAGGTTCCCGAGAAACTTCAGTTCCGTGGCGATCACCTGCTCAGCCAGCATGATGAACGTCGGAATCTTGTCCAGCGTCGCCGCGTCGGTGCGCTCAAGGTAGGACCGGATGTCCAGCACCAGACTGTCGTAGGTCATCACTACCGCAGGCATCACCACACCTTCTTCTTGATCGATTCAGGCTGCGGGACATACTGCTGCCCGCGCTTGGTTCCTTCGCGCTTTGCCCTGGTGGTGGCCGCGTATTCAGAAGGTGTCAGCTTCTCGCGTGCCGCCTTTGGCAAGTACCGCTCTCCGGTCGCTTCAGAACCCTGGGTGGACGGTTTCCCTGAGCGCGTGCCCCAGTCCTCGCGCGTCCACCGCGCCAGGGCATTATCCGCCCTCTGAGGGCCTTTGTAGCCCCCGCCGCTACGTTGGTATTGCTGAGTCGCCATTTGCGCCTTACGGGCGCTCCATTGGCCTGGAGAGCCCCCTTTGCCAGACGCCTTGACGTTGGCGACGATGCGCTTCCACTTGGCAGGATCGGTCTTGACTGCGCTCATCTCAGGAACAGCGCACGTTCATCCGTACGCCGCCTCACAAGCCCGGGAAGCTCCCGGCCGCCGGCCTTCGTCCACTGCATGAACGCGTCAGCCGCCCCTTCAATGTCGCCGCGGTTGGCCTTCATCCTGATCTGGCTGCGCTGCAGGTTGCCTAGACCGGCGTTGTACGCAAAAGAGACCAGAGCGTCAAACCGCCCTTGACGACCAGCACAGCCGGGAACCAGACGTAGAACACCTCGCTCAAAAGCAGCGACGTCAGCGTCGAAAAGCGCATCAATCTCTTCCTTGGACCAGACACGGTTGTGCTCCGGGCGTAGCGGGTAATCCCGCCTGATGAAGCCTTCATACCCCTCCCTGCGAACCATGGGAAGCTGAATCTGGTCTTGGTACAGGACGTGCCCGTACCCGACCGTCCAGATGTGCGCCGGGCACAGGTACGGCTTTGTCCTGTAGCCCTCGTACCGGTGCATCAGCGCAGCGCCCTCCGGGCTCAGCTTCACTTCTTGCTCCACTGCCTGCTGCCGAACCAGAACCCGATGATCCCGCCCAGCATGGCCATCTCGTCCTCGCTGAAGATGATCGCCGTCACCCGGATCAGGTCATCCACCGACTGGATCAGGCCCGGATGCTTCCAGACGTACAGCGTCAGAGCAGCGTTGATCAGGACCAACTCGATGATGAAGATGTAGGTCACGGTCGGCCGCACCGTGCCGACGTAGTTGGCAACCCAGCGGCTGGCCTTCTCCAGCACCTTCTCATCGTGCCTGAGCGCCGCCTCGGTCATCTGCGCCTCGGTCTGCATCGCCACCTGCTCGACGCGGATCTCCTCCATCTTGGCCTGGGAGGCGTACCCCTGAGCCGCAAGCTGGAGCTCTCGCTCGGTCTGCAGACGCGCCAGGGCAATCTCGTGCTTCTGATCAGACTTGTTTTGGAAAAACTCCAGCAGCTTGGGCAGGCCGCTGATCAGCAGACCACCGAGGGTCGAAAGCAAAGAGAGCATAGTTACCCCTTGGTGGAGATGACATCGTCGCCGCGCTGCACGGTGACACGGTCGCCTTCGACGTTGACCTTCATGGTCGGCTCCTGACGCTCAGGTTTGTCCAGCCGGCTGATCAACTCCTTGATGATCGTGATCTCCGGCTTCTCTTCCTTCTTGGCCTCGTTCACGATGCCGTTGACCATCTGGATCAAAGCCATCGTGGCCGTGGCCACCAACCCAATCACGGCCGGCAGCGCTTCAGACGCCAAGAAGGCCGACGACACCACGCCCACAAGCACCAGCAGGAAGATCCAGATGATGGCCGTCTTGCCGATTGACTTGGCAGCGACCTCCTTTGCCGTAGCCTGGGCCTCAAGCCTCTGAAGCTCAACCGCCGCCTGGGCCTTGAGCGTGCGCAGATCAGTCAGGTCCATTACTTTCTCCCTTCTTGGTCGTGTGCATCTTGTGCCACCTGTACAGCAAGAACGCGATCTGCAGCACCACATAGACCAACGTGGCCCACAGGATCAGATCGTTCACCTGGATGCCGGCGACGGTCGCGCCAGCCACCGTGACAGGCGGAGCGGCCTTCATCGCCTCCGCCGTCAGATCGGCCTTCTGTTGCATGTTCAAGCTCATGTTTTCTCGCCACCAAGTGGCCTCCAACTGTACCCAATCACCACCGGCAGAACATCAAGAACACGCCGGTCGTGACTACCGGCGGCGGCGTTGCCGACTCAAAGTACCAGCCCAGCGACCCGTTGTTGGTTGAGTTCGCTCCGGCGTACCACGTTGTGGTCAAGTCATAGGCGCGAATGCCCGTGATCGTCAGGTAGTCAGGCGTGGTCACCGCGCCCGAGGTCAAGACCAGCGTCGCCGGGGATGAGGCAGACGTACCTGTCAGCGTCAACACTCTTCCGGCTTCACCAGTGGCAGTGAAGCTGCCAACCGTCTGCGTTGTGGTGCCAAAGTTGATGGTGGTGGCACCAGTGGCGCTGTAGGTGTTGGTGATGTTGGCGAAGGTGTTGTTGCCGCTGATGGTGAGAGTGCCTGCGCCGCCTTGGTTGAGGGTGATGTCGGTGTAGGCTACGCCGCCGCCAGCGAAGGTCTTGGCAGATGCTGAGGTGAGGCTGATGGTGCCGGTTCCGGTGACGGTGAGGTTGGTGGAGGTGGCGGCATCCCATGAAGTCCCGGCGTCAGTAACGGCACACAGACTAGAACCAATATTTAATGTTCTAACATCAGTGCCTGAAAGCCTCCAAACTGCTGATGTTATTGAATAATCATTTGTATTAAATGTTCCAGATGTAAGTGTTACGCCATTAAGTCCTTGCGTTGTAGTCAAAGAGTCAAGACAAGATACGCTACCAGATCGCGCATTTATAATGACACCTTGTGTGAATGTTTTTCCTGCGCTTGTAATAGTTTGACTTCCTCGCCCGGCAAACGTAAATGACCCGGAGTTGCTCAAGGTAGTACCTGTACCGTTAATCCAGTTCCCGTGAATAAACGGAGCTTGAGTACAAGCCAAAGTCATCGTATTCGTCGTCCTAGCCGACATATCAATGGTGCCGATGTTGTAGCTCTGGTTGATGGTGATGGTAGCGCCGCTGTTCAGCCCCGTAGCTTCAAAGAAGCAGATGTCCTGTGCCAACGGGAAGTCGTTGATGTTCGGTGTACCGCCGCTGCCTGTAGCCCAACCAATAGCACCGCCCCAGTTGCCACCAGCAGCAAGGTTCCAATACTTGTTTGCCGCAGCCGTGAACGTGATGCCGCTGTTGCCTTTGCAGTCGCCAATGCGCGTGCCCGTCGCTGGCGCTGCCGCACCGGCTATGGTGATGTCTCTGAAGTCAACGTCGGTCAAGGACACAGCAGCACAGGTCAGTGTGCGTGTGGTGCCAAGCGTGTTGCTCTGAACAAAGTGACGCATCGTGGCGTTGGTGCCTGCTGAGCAGGTGAGGGTGCCGGTGATGGTCTGGTCGGCTGTGACGCTGATGATCTTCAAGCCAGCA